CATATATCCATTGTATCCCCAAAATGTGTTGCGTCCTCTGGCTCTACTCCCGAGTTAGACTTCTCGCTTGCTTTTCCTTTTGATATACCTCTATGGTCTTCCACTACTTCTGTATTTAGCATAGAGTTTAAAGAGTATTTTGTCTTTAGTTTATTAGCTCTTAACCGAGGCAGCTGTAATTCTGTCTCTCTTAATACTCTCTTCCATAGTGCATATCTTATGGCATGAGTAGGCATCTCTGAACCCTTTGGTGTTACATATACGCATCTCCAACCTCTCTGTTTTAGTCTATCAATAAACTGTTCTGCGTAAGTAGGGAATCTCTTATTGTTTGGTCTGCGTTCCCATCCAGTCTTTGGATCATGATGTAAGAAGTAGTCTTTTCTGAAGTGTGGTCCATAATAGTCACAGAACATCTCAGCAAGATCATCTATACCTTGAGGCCATTTAACGAACATGCTATTAATTGGATTTAGCTCATGACGATCACCTTTCCAGTAGTGACCTATTGTGCATGAGTTTATAACAGCTCCCCAATCAATACTGAGGTGTAATGGTTGGTCTGCAATACAGTCAAGGTCTTGTAAGCATGTCTGCCTTTTAGCCTTTTTAAAGTCCCAATTCAGGCCTTCCAAATAACTATTATTGAATGCATGCGGATAGGTGTGCTTATCAGTATCGAGGTCGGCATAAAAACATTTATCAACCGATTGAGGTCTTTGGTTTAGGATTTCTGTCCTGAAGGTATGCGGATCCATTAGTTTGTGCATGCGCCTTATATATCGCTCGGTTAGAACCGATAAATTTTCCAAACTACCAGCTTCATGAACATACCTAGTACCAAATCTTAAGGGAGCAATTTTTGCTTCAACCTTATTAACCTGAGCCATTATTCTACGCTGTTGTGTTTCTGTTGCATCTTTCATTTTGGAAAGCCAATCCAGTTTCTCCCCAACGTATGCTTCGATTAGCTGAAGCTTTTTACCATTTATAGTTTCAGCATCTCGAGCTTCATCAACGGCTTTTAATATCCATTTCGAGTCGATAGATGTTGGCATACTGCTTGTGAGTTTAACCGACCAATGGCAATGCAAATGACCAAACAAGCTCTCATTTGCCCTCATTGTTCCTAATACTTCTCGTTCAAACCTTTCTTGGTCAAAATACTTAACCTCATCACCGCTAACATCATCACTATTAATACCTGCAGCTGCGCCTTTTACCTCCAATGAGATTATTTGAGTAACCCTGCCAGTAATCCAAAATATACAGTTTTCAAATCCTCCTTGCGGTGGTTCTATTGGATCCTTGAATTTTAGTTTTTTATCAGGCTTGCCAATTGTGTAATGAATGTTTTGATAAACCCCCAATCTTCTGAGTCCTGCAATGAGTGATGGGATAGTTTGGGTTAAGGCTTGTTGGTAGGTATAATGAACAAACAATCCTTTACTCCCGGGCATTTCAATAGCTTTTCTCCTTTGGTCGTAAGCATGGATAAATGATGTTTTACCACCACCGCGACCGATAAGTTCAATTGACTCCTGGCAATCAAATTCCATTGACCTGATTTGAGCAGAGTTTACGTATACGCTATTTTCTTTACTCATTTTACCTCCTCGTATTCGGTGAATTCCCCTTTATCTTTTTGGTTTTTGTCTACCATCAACTCCTTTTCCAATGCGGTTATGTAATCACGGTCAAACGATTGTAATCCTACTTTCTTAGGATCATCAACAATGAATATGAATTTGCTATTACGCAGCGTATCCGCGAGCTCTTGCATTTGTTCCTCCAGCACTCCATCTCCGTTCTTGGTTTTGATTTCGTTCATGAGTTTTAGGAATCGAGCGGCAGCGGAGTGATTGTTTTTCTTGAGAGAGTCTTTGAAAGCTTTCAATGCATAACTGTAATGCACATCAGAATAATACATTTGGTCCTCAATCCGCTTCGTTCCAAACAACCTCTTGGCATTGCGTATATCTTCATAGGCTGTTGTCCGTTTAATCTCCGGAAACTTGAGCATAAGCAATTTTGGAACTAAGGCTTCATCTACCCATTCCATTCGAATTTGTGAATCAGCGAAGCTCCATCGCTCTAGCATACGATGCTCTGAATCTGTTAATTTTATCTTCCCTGTTGTATCGTACCAATAGTTTTGAATATTGATAAAGGATGCCGAATACTTCCCGTTACCTGGGTCTTTTATTTTTTCGAGATTGCTCATAGGTTCAATTCAATCAATACTTCATCTAAAAATTTTAGCGATTGCGTTTGGGCAGGACTACTACCGGCCTTTGCTTGTCCAATTATTGTTTCACGTAGTTCACTTGTGGTGGTGTAAAATCCTTTGAAATAGCTTTTGTAAGCATCCGAGTCCTTATTTTTGAGTTCCATCATAAATAGATCCTCATTAACTTCAATAATGTTGGCCACACTCTTTGGTGGCATTAAGTTGGACGCAAATTTCTCTATTGCTTCCAATTGGTCAGGGCTAAGGTTCATTTTTCAAAAGGGTTATTATTATTAATTTCTGCCATTATCCAGTCACGGTCAAACGTTGCGCATTCTGCACTGCAGAATAATGTTCCGCGCTCAATCCTTGGGTTGTTGGAGTAATTGGCGGAACCAACCATGCTAATTTGCCAATCTGTATTCATTAACACCGTAACTTTTGCATGGCAATCGCGAAGCTTTAATGAGGTAAACTTCTCTTTGGCAAATTGTAAAGCTCTTGCGTTTCGGTTGTCAAAGCGTTTATCAATTAGAGCGTGCACTTCCTTTATTACTCCCGATTCCATCATCAACGATAATAGCCTTACAGCATCTTCACTGATAGTGTAGGTACTTATGTAAACACTTGACGGTCCTGTTATCTGGAGTAAGTAATGCAATAAATTGTGCGCGCTCCATCGGGCACCGGTTACATAGTTAATACAATTACCCATTGCCGGCTGTCCAATTACTTGCTCTATTACCTCATTATATTTACCAAGTGAGTATTTATGTGCCAATTGCAAACGAATGGATGCAGCAGCTTCTTTTGCATCAATTTGAGGCTTTTTTGTTGTTGACAATAGCATCGTATTGTTTTGTTAAGGTTGACAATTCAGCCTCCCATTTTGGAACATGCTGTGCCCGTTTCGGATTAGCCTTATCTCTACTGATATTCTTTCGGAGCGTTTGAATGCGTTTATACAAATCAATTTCCGATGTAGGATCGATCTCAGTTTTTACCTGTTTTTCCTCGGGTAGTTTTCCATTTGCCTGGTAGTATTCAATTTTAGCAGTTATTGCAGGTAGCTCTGTTTTGTAGATGGCTAGTATTCTTAATGAATATTCTCTCATTTCATCTGCAGGAATGGAATCATCATCCAGTTTGTTTGCGTGAATGAATGAGGCCTCTTTTAGCAAACCAATTTTTTTATCGTTCAACCCTTTCATTATTGCCTCATCAGGTATACCAACAAGTTCTTCATAGCTGTGCGAAGCTCTTATAAATTGGTCATGAAGTTCTGCTTCCCTGAACTGCTCTATGGTCATTACTTCATCCGATGGGCGAGGTACTGTAAATCCTTTTTGGTTGAGCAAATAGGCAAGTTTGCCAATATTGTATTGATTTGCTCCGCGTTGTAGCGTGGTAATCAAAATGCCTCTTGATTTACCAATTTTCATGTATTCAGATAAAGCCTCATTGTAATGGGCTGTTACATATTCTTCAGTAGTCATTTTATTTTTTTGGGATTTGGCAATCAGTACCCATGGCTTCCTGCCCGAAAGCTGAAGGAAAAATCATGTAGTGCTTGAGTTTATTTGGTAAAATTTGTTGGATGAGCTGCTCATCAATTTGAAGATTCATCTTTTTAGTTTGATTGTGAAGCCTATGTATGACTTGCTGTCCATTAACCATGTATGCTTGCGTTCCCCATCCCCAACCAGGGATAACAAAATAGTCGTTCACTTTTTCTTTGTATCGGTGGAATCCTCCGTAATGGGTAAATCCTAGGAAACAGAATTCCCAATCTTTGGGCAAATGGGGCAGGGCTTGACTTAAAAATATGTTGGCTCCAGGAATGGGTTTTAAATCATCTTCAAACACCAAAATTCGCTGATAGCCTTTATTAACCGCATCCTCATAAATGAGGTGATGGGATAAAAAACAACCAACCATTCCGGGTGTATGCTTATCGCTCACCAAACGGTAGTCTATTTCCTTACCATTTACTGCAGGGAAAAAATGCACCGGGATACTGAGCGTTGCAAAGTGCTTTTCAGCACTCGCTTTTCGCTCAGGTCTCGATACTAGGTTAACGCAATAAATGGCGTCAAAGTTTAGTTCTGTTAACTTCATGCTTACGCAATTCGTTTATACCATCTTTGCCAATCCGAATACAATAATTGCAACTGGTCCTTATGCTCTGCCTCAAATTCATCAATGGCTTTTTTAGGGCCATCAACTCCTTCAGCAGTCCATAAGTAATCATCAAAACCAATCACTCCACCCACCTTCAATAATTCCCAAGCGTTCTTGGCATCTACCCGCACATCGGCTTCTTTGTGGCTACCGTCTACATAAATAAAATCGAACTTAAGTTCGCGCTCAATCAATCCAGGTAAAGCCACTTCACTTTTCTCGGCCAATAAGTTGATTTGTTTTTTGTGGCCACCTGCTTTAAGGTTGGATACAAATAGCACACGCGTTTCATCACTTACCTGCGGTGTAGTTTCATCTGGCAAGAATGGATCTACGGTAAAAATTACAGTTTCCTTATTGGTAAAAAACTCATCCAATAACATATTGGTCCCAATGCCATCAAACGCACCAATTTCCAATATCATGAGTTTTTCAGTAAGTGGAAGATGAGCAGCCAAATGAGCTTTCATGTGGCTAAAATCATGCATGTACCAACCCCATTCCTTGAGGCCTGTGTACTTATCTAAGTTTTTTGTAGTCATAAATCAAAGGTGGTTTAACCCTTATTACTATTAAAGGACAGCTTGCGACCGCAAACAGAAAAGCCCGGTAATTTCTTACCAGGCTTCCTGTTTCTATTTCAAAACCACCTTTAAAAAAATAGATTAGTTCGCAAACAATGTTTGCTGAGTAGCTCCACTTCCGCTTCCTCCACCTGTATTGGTACCAATCATTACATCACCCTCAAAAATGCGTTTCGGCACTGTATCGTTTGCGTAAATGGTAATCATTCCTTGTGAGGCATCAGTTGCTTTAGCACCTTGTTTACCATCAGCATCCTCCAAACGAGCAGGTACTCTTGGTCCACCAAGTAACACACGCTCACCGTTGTTAAACTCGACAAGTACAATACCGCGTCTGTTTTTTACATTGGTAAGGAAACTCGCCAAACCTTTTGCTTTGTTTGGTGTAGCAAAAACAACTGAGGTTTTAAAGCTCTTAGAGTCATCTGCTCCTTGTAGCTTATACATGTAATCACCTGTTTGTTCGGTAAGGTACACGTTAATCATTTTTTTGTTTTGCTTCATGATGATGTTACCGGTTACCCGCACATGATCATCTTCGGCAACGGCATCCGTTTCCGGCTTAGGATTTACAACATCAGGTAATACAGCAACATCCTCAAATGCTGCAAACATTAAGGCAAATACGCCCGGTTTGTTGTTCTGACCTTCTGTGAAGTCAATGTCTTTTAGTTCCACAATTGTAATTATTTAAGTGTAACAAATATTTGATTAAATGTAAGCTTCGAACCTTTCATTGGCATATCAATAATGCAGGGTTGGTGAGGTGTGTAATGCATTATTTGCCGTTTACCTATTTGCCCATTTATTCCTTCAGGTGTTGCGTGTAAAATGAAAGCATTTCCGTTTTGTTTTACCAAAACATTAGCTTCTACACTTTCAACAGCATTTGGATTTTCATTATTTATAAAAACACCCGAAGCTTTCCATAAAGCCTCGGATACTTTTTTTTCCAATGTGAGTTCTACTGGCATTAATTCTTAGTTATAATACAAAGTATTTTCACCACTAATTAATCCTGTTCCCGATCCACCTTGCATCCCTACAAATACAAGTTGGTTAGTCCAGAAGCCAATACCAAGGTGGAACTCCATGAAAATTTTCACTTTGTAATCCAAAACCTGAATATCAGTAATGGCTGGGGCATTGAAATTATCTACTAATTTCAATAAGTTATCTTCTACAGTGCACCATAATGGAGAACCTGCTGGCATTTCATCAACGCCAATCAAAGGAATATTGTGCAATGGTGTTTTTACAGTGTTTTCCTCTGTAGCCCAAACCAAAGTTGCTTTACTTTCCATGTAATCCTCTTTGTACAATTCCAAATCAGAAGTACTAATGAAGATAGCCTTTACCTTACGTCTGAATTTTTTTGGAATTGATTTTTCAAAATTCATTACAGTGTCCACTGCGTTTGAATTTGTCATAACAGCCAACGGGATGCGGAACATCGGATTGTTCATGTCGGCAACACCAGCTTCCAAAATGGCTATTACACCATTCATTGATTTGCCAAATGTTTCCAAATCGCCAGCATCGTATTCCCCATTTACAGAAAGATGTCTAACATCATCCTGTACTTTAGGCTTCAACTCCTTTTCCATAATATACTTGGTAATAGATTTGTCCTTATTGTTCAAATCTTCCTCGTTCATTTCACCTAACCATGATGCTTCAATTTCGGCAGGGATAATTGGAAAGTTCACCTTTTGGTGATACGCCTTTAAAATGTTAGGACGAATTTTAGTTTGTCCTAGCTCATTCCACTGAGCAATGAACCCTTGAATTACGTTAGACGTAATTGAGTTAATAGCAGGAAACTCACCCTTTACTTTCGTAACGGTTTTAGTGTACTTAAATAGCGGAGAATCTACATTGTAGATCATTGCGCGAATCTCTTTCGAGTTAGCTCTTGCGTATGCACCCAGAGCTGTGGTTAATTTGGATATATCCATGATGTGTTAAAATTTAAAGTCAAAAATTATTTACCAAACATTGCGCGAGCATTGACATTGTAATCCGCATCTTCATCACCATACTCGCCAATACCTTTGTTTTCGAATTTGTTATCAGGGTCCTCTGTTGTAGTTACAGAAGTATGCACTGCACCTGGCATCTTCATGTACTTACCTTTCCAGTCCTCCGCTTCAGTAGTTTTGGTAGTTAACTCACCAGTTAAGCGAGTAACTTCTCCTTCGGCTTTTGTTTTGTCATTTGTAGCCGCTTGTAATTGGGTTGTTAAACCTGCAATGTGGCCACTAACTTTATCGAAGTGTTCGGCAGTAAAATCTACCTCATCGCCATCTTTGGCGGTAATTCCAGCAATTGCAGCAATTGCTACAAGCTGAGCTGTAAGTTTAATTTTCATATCTGAATCAGTAATTGGTTGTGATGGAGGTTGATTGTTGGGATCTGTTGATTGTGCTTTAAACCTTGCAGCTAAGCGAGTAAATAATCCGTCTTCGCTTTCTTTGTTGTTTTTGGTAAACAAGGCCATTGCCTCAGTAATACTCAAAGCTTTTCCAGAAGCAGGAACTGCTTCACTATTAAGATCAATAATTTCAGTTAGGATACCTGCATCAAGAGCTTCTTTAGCAGTTAGTGTGTGATCTTGATAATCGAAGTATGCGGTTTTGATTTCATCAACTGTTTTACCCGAA